AAGTATTTATAAAACTAATAACACTTTATAAACTTTATAAATGGCATTAACTAGATTTTACAATTTGCAAAGTTTAAAAAATTTGTAAAGTTTTTAAAAATTTTCCTTGACTTTTACAAAGTTTTATGGTAAGAAAAAAAAAACTTGACAAACTTTATAAAGTGTGATAAACTATTGAGATGCCTTGAAAAGTTTGCGAAGTAGGGCAGGGCAGGATGCACAGGGGGGATACCCCTATATATATATAGTGGTCGCACATTTCTAGGGTATTTTAGGTATTAACCAGATTGCACCGGAACTTGTCAAACTTTATAAAGTTTTGAACAAGGGTTTTTGAGGTTAGCTAGGTTATAGATATACAACCCTGCCGGATTGACAATCCTATTGTACACTTTTATTTTGGTTTTGTCAATACCTTTTGTGTAAATTAAAGAAAATAATTTAAAAAGCTTGACAAACTTTTAAAATACCTCTATAATAATTAGTATGGCAACCTATCTAGCAGAAAAAAAAGACAGAAATCTTACAGATAAACAACAATCTTTTCTAAATCATCTCGTGGAAACAAATGGTGATTTTAAAAAGTCTGCCGAACTTGCAGGATACTCAAGTAATCACTATCAAGTACTAAAATCATTAAGAGAAGAAGTAGTCGATTTAGCTTCAGACGTACTTGCAAGAGAAGCACCCCAAGCAGCTTTTAAAATTATAGAGGTTTTAAAATCGGATAAACCAATACCTCAAGCTAATTATAAACTTCAAGCTGCTCAGACTGTCTTAGACAGAGTAGGGGTTGCAAAGACAGACAGAATACAGGTTGACCACAATGCTGCTGGTGGAATATTTATCTTACCAGAAAAACAAGCTATAGATATAGAAGAAGGAGACTATGAAGATATTTCTGACTGAGTTTATTTTTGAAGAAAGAATATATGCTGGTCCTAATATCATAGCAAAAGACTGGGACACAGCCGAACTCGCTGCACTTGATAATGGTTTAACCCTTGTCGGTGAGTTAAATGGTTTGATGGTTGACAAAAAAACTGAAAAGAAGTATGCAGATAATGTTATACCTTTTCCAAAGGATAGAATATTACACTAATGGCAAAGCAACAACAACAACAAACTAAGTCTAAAAAAGAATTAGAACTACTTAAAAAGCAACAACAGTTAAAACAGCATAATCAATAATGGCTAAGAAGGCTAAGAAAAAAGACCCACGTTTAGAAAGAGCCGGAGTAAGTGGTTATAATAAACCAAAACGAACTCCTAAACATCCTACTAAATCTCATGTCGTAGTTGCAAAAGAAGGCGACAAGATTAAAACTATTAGGTTTGGTCAACAAGGTAAGAAGGTTGGTACATTAAAAGGCACAGCCGGAAAACCAAAAAAAGGTGAGTCTGCTAGAATGAAAGCTAAACGTAAGTCTTTTAAAGCACGTCATGCTAAGAACATTAAACGTGGTAAGATGTCGGCTGCATGGTGGGCTGATAAAGTTAAGTGGTAAAATGGACTTTGACGAGTGGCAAAGAACTGAACTAAACTGGTGGGCAGATAGACAACTAAAAATTGTTGCACTTATGACTTGTGTTCAATTAGGAATGTTTGGTTTAATGTTATTATGTTTTTATATTAACTCATTAGTATTTTAATGGCATACTCTCAGAAAGTTGTTGATAGGTTTGAAGAAGTTTTAAAACATCCAGAAAAACATTCAGTAGGTCGTTTTGACCCTAATGACCCTAATGTTGGAACTGGAATGGTTGGAGCACCTGCTTGTGGTGATGTAATGAAGTTACAAATTAAATGTAAACTTCAAGGTAATCAGTACATTGTAGATGATGTAAAATTTAAAACGTATGGTTGTGGTTCTGCTATAGCTTCAAGCACCATGTTTGTTGATATGTTAAAAGGTAAAACTATTGAAGAAGCTAAACTTATTAAAGATAAAGATATAGCTGATGCTTTAGAACTACCTCCGATTAAACTACATTGTAGTGTGTTAGCAGAAGAGAGCATAACAAAAGCTATAGATGATTGGGAAGATAAATTATGCCACAAATAGGTTCAGAACAAAAACCAATTATATTTTCATCTAAGAACAAAGGTAAAAAGCGTGTCTTAGGTTTAACTGGTAAGTTCTATACAAAAGAAGAACAAAGTCAATACGCAGAGGGTTGGGACAGAATATTTGGAGAAAGTAATGCCAAGAAAAAAAACGACAACAAAAAAACGTAAGTCAACTGTTAACAAAGCTGGTAATTATACCAAGCCGAGTATGCGTAAGAGACTTTTCGAGAGGATTAAGGCTGGTTCTAAAGGTGGTAAACCCGGTCAATGGTCAGCTCGAAAAGCCCAGCTTTTAGCTAAAGAATACAAAGCTAAAGGTGGAGGTTACAAATAAATGCCACTTAAAAAAGGAAGTAGTCAAAAAACTATTTCTAAAAATATTAGAAAACTGAAAAAAGAAGGTAAACCTCAAAAACAAGCTGTAGCGATAGCTTTAACAAAAGCAGGGAAAAATGAAAAGAAAAAAAAGAGACCCAAAAATAGGAACAGGAAAAAAACCCAAAGGTAGTGGAAGGAGATTATATACCGATGAAAATCCAAAAGATACTGTCAGCATTAAATTTGCGACTCCAACAGATGCGAGAAAAACTGTGGCAAAAGTTAAAAGAATTAAAAAACCTTTTGCAAGAAAGATACAAATTCTCACAGTCCTTGAGCAGAGGGCAAAAGTCGCAGGTAAAAGGCAACAAGCCGAAATCGCCAAGAAAGGCAAAGAAGCAATAAGAAAAAAACATGGCACTAAAAAAGTCACAAAGAAGTCTTAGAACTTGGACTAAACAAAAATGGCGAACTGCTAGTGGCAAGAAATCGTCTGAAACTGGTGAAGTTTATGCACCAGAAGAACAAATTAAAAGATTAAAGTCTACTCCAAAAGGTAAAAGAAAACTTGCAGCAGCTAATAGAAAAAAAAGAGAAGCTACAAGAAAAGGTAAACAATACGCAAAACATGGTTTACATAAAGGTAAAAGTAAACGTAATAAATAATGCTAAACAAAGGGTACATTAAACGAACCTCTTCAACAATACCTTTTGGTTATGAGTTAGAAAATCAAAGTGATACTTTTCTTAAACCTATACCTGACCAACTTGAAGCGTTAGCAGTTGTAGAGCAAATGATAGTTAATGAAGAAATATCATTACAAGCTGCGTGTGATTGGTTAGAATACAAAACAGATAGAAGACTATCAACTCCCGGACTTAAAAAACATATAGATAAAAAGTATGGCAAACGAAATGAAAGATTGGGAGAAGAACCCACATCTTTACTTGCAAGATAATGAAGGGAACTTCGTTCTAAAAAAAGACGGAACTCCAAAAAAGAAAGCAGGTAGACCAAAAACCTCAACCGAAAAAGCTATCAAAGCTGCAAGGTCTACTGTAGGTCGTAAGCAACGTAATATTAAGAAGCTTGAAGAAAAACTTAATAATGCTCGACAATCTCTAAAAAAACAAAAACAAACTATTCAAAAACTAGACAAGACTATTGAAGGTCCTGTTACACCTGACGAACTTGATAACTTACCTAAAGCTGTAAGAGAAGATATTCAAGATAGAAAAGTTTTATTTCATCCAAACGAAGGACCACAAACAGATTTCTTAGCTGCTGGGGAGAAAGATGTATTGTATGGTGGTGCTGCTGGTGGTGGTAAATCTTATGCTATGTTAGTAGACCCACTAAGATATGCTCACAAAAAAGCCCATCGTGCTTTAATACTTAGACGTTCTATGCCAGAACTACGTGAGATGATTGATAAATCTCGTGAACTATATCCACAAGCTTTTCCGGGTGCTAAGTTTAGAGAAGTAGAAAAACTTTGGAACTTTCCAAGTGGTGCAAAGATAGAGTTTGGTTTTTTAGAAAGAGATGCAGATGTCTATCGTTATCAAGGACAAGCTTATAGCTGGATAGGATTTGATGAGATTACTCACTTACCTACAGAGTTTAGTTGGAACTACCTTGCTTCACGTCTTAGAACAACAGACCCTGAAATAGAAACATACTTACGTTGTACAGCTAATCCGGGTGGTGTTGGTGCTCAATGGGTAAAACGAAGATATGTTGACCCTTATGAACCTAATAAATCTTTTGAAGGTACAGATGGTTTAACAAGAAAGTTTATTCCAGCTAAGTTAGCAGACAATCCATACTTAGCAAAAGATGGTGTCTATGAACAAATGCTAATGTCTTTACCACCGATACAACGTAGACAGTTGTTAGAAGGAAACTGGGATGTATCAGAGGGAGCAGCGTTTGTAGAGTTTGACCCTAACATTCATGTTATTAGTCCTTTTCAAATTCCTATATCTTGGGAACGAGTAAAAGGGATTGACTATGGGTATGCTTCAGAGTCTTGTTGTTTATGGGGTACTATAGATATGAATGATGGTACTTTAATAATTTATAGAGAATTATACAAAAAAGGCTTGACAGGGGAAGAATTAGCTGCTATAATAAGAGATATGGAACTTGAGGACCCTTTTTCGGTCTCAGGTGTATTAGATACAGCAGCTTGGGCAAAGACAGGAACGACTGGTCCTACTGTTGGAGAGTCTTTACTTAGAGCAGGTCATAAGCTTAGACGTGCTGATAAGAATAGAGTACAAGGTAAAATTCAAATACACGAGTTCTTAAAAGTTAAAGAAAATGGTAGACCAAAGCTGCAAATATTTAATACTTGCCCTAATCTAATACGAGAGTTACAAAGTATACCATTATCTAAAACTAATCCAGAAGATGTAGATACTCATGCTTCTGACCATGCATACGATGCATTGAGATATATGATAATGAGCAGACCTAGAATGGATAGCCCATTAGAACGAATGAGAGGACTAAAGCGTGAAATGCATATGCCCTCTGATTCAACATTTGGATATTAGATAATATGGCAGAAAACGAAAATTCATTTTTGACAGCAAACGACATCTATGTTGAAGTAGAGGGTGAGTCTGGTAAAAGTCTAAG